TAGGATGAATTCCCTCCCGATGTAACGCTTCATACAAAGTAGTTTCACATACGGGTAATTGTTTTGCTATTACTGGCACTGTTTCCCCATCCCTATACATCTGTATAGCCTTCTTTACAATCTTCTCATCCGTTTTCTCTGCCACTTAAAGTAACCTCCTTCACTAGCGATTACTTTAAGTATAGCACTAGCTTATTGATATGTCAAGGTCTGAAGCTGCGACTTTAAGCGTATCACCCGCACCAATAGCCTTTGAGACAGTTAGTGCGCCGTACATGAGAACGTGAACGTTAGTTCCCCAGGTTACATTCGTCTCATGGTCAACAAGAGCGAAGTGGGTTATCGTTCCCCAGCTTGCTCCTGCCTGCGGGAAGGCTATCTCGGAAGTGTTAGCGCTTACCCCGCCAGAAGCAGCGTCAAGAGCGCAGGCTTGGCGGGCATAGGTATCGCCCGATACCTCAGCACTTGGCGCATCAGTCTCTAGCCCAGTTACCGCCGTGAACAGAGCCAGATATACTGTAGCTGGCGGGGTGTAAGCCTGATTCCTCAATAGTTTGTTTATTATGACATTTTCCAAATAGTCTGAGAATGCACTCATTGTAAAACCTCCTACCTAAAATATTTGTAATCGTATTTGTTTGTCCATATCACACTGTTGTCTACTATCTTTTCGTCGCTATTATACCTCCATACAGGTTCGGTAGAATCAGACGCACCCGCAGTCGTGCAGGTGTAGATGTAATTAGAATCACGGCAAGTCCAGACCGCCGTGCCATCGGTTACTGTCTCACCATCCAGAGTTGGCCATGTTGGTTCGGTTGTAGCGTGGGAAGTCCCCGCCGTAGAGCACACATACCAGTAGCCGTTCTGAGAAGTCGGCTTTACTCTCTGGCCCACTGTATAAGCGGTATTGGCTACCCAGTCAGAAGGTAGGGTCGGTTTGACTATTTCATTAGCATAGTAGTTGAAGTCAGCCTGCCATGCGCGGGCGTATGTCATAAAGATTGAAATATGATTATCGGAGTCTATCCTGGCATCGCAGCCGGTGTAGCCGATTAGCTCAATCAGCTTATCCTTGCGGGACTGGCCATCATAAATCTTAAAGTTATTGGCGGGGATAACAGTGTCTATAAGCCAGTCCTCTACGTCCCAGTCTACTGTTACAGGTGTACAATGGGCATAACAGGCTAAACCTCCGGCACCGCTCCCCGCAGCGATAGCAACAATCAAGTCCTTGACTGTCTTGGTATCATCCTTATCGGGGGTATAATCGCCATCGGCTTTATCCTCGGCTAGTTGGTTGCCCAAGCCCACGCAGGTGAGAATACAAACGCTCTGCCCTTGCCTGGTAATGAAGTTCTGAGCGACTACTGTGGTAATCCAGCCATAGTATTCATCACCGGAGGAAGTGTTGTAGCCATAGCCCACAGTAGCCGTATAGCCTACGAAGTCAATCTCACGGAGGGCGTTGTCGCTGTTATCAAGGAGAATGGTTATACTTCTATTCCATTCTTCCTCGGTATGAGAAATGTCCTTAACCCGTGTGGCGTGGGTATAAGTATATGAGGTAAAGCCAGTCCGGGTAAGCACCACTCTGTAAAGGGCTTTGCCCATAGACTTCTGGGCTAAAATCACAGTGTCCGTCAGGGTATAAATTGGCTTACCTCCTACTTAACGTCCGGGTAGCGAACGGCAAAGTTCTTGTCCATGTGGCCTATCAACCTCGACATGACCTTTTGCTCTCTTACCAGTCCATCCTCACGGTACTTGGTATCCACAGTCTGCCCACCCTTGTTTATTTCCTCCCTCTTGTCGAGAGCGATATTCTGGAGCAGGTGGGAAACGGCAAGTTCTATGAGAATGTTCTCCTGCCACCTGTTGAGGGTGTTGGTAGCCGTCCCGCTTACTGTGTGGGGTGCGGAATACCAGATGAAGGCGGTATCGGAAGTCGAGACGGAAGGCAGGTAGCTGTCGAGAATAACACTACCACCCCGGACAGCGAAGTTGACGTACCGCCTCGGATGCTCGTCAACAGGAAACTCTACCGCTTCTATCTCCAGCCAGTCAGAGACAGTAGACAGGGACAGTTCCCTGGCAGTTCCCGCAAAGGCCACTGTAGCCTTTGCCAGTTGCGGAGTATATTCGGAGATAAGCCTGATGTCCTGCTGTAGCTGTGCAGCGACAGTAGCCGTTCCCCATATAGCCGTCCCTGCGTCATTCAACGCAGTCGATACGTGCCCGATTAACTGGGCTTCAGTGTATGCTGACATATCTCACCTCACTTTCTAGCAGGAGCACCTGAAGGAACCCATCCATGCCGTGCTGCATTTCTGGCATTAGCACTATGTTGTGCATCTCTGCGAGTTTCCGAGTGTCCATATATCTCTCCTGTCTCTCGATTATAAACATCCCATCCTCCATTGCGGTTTCTCTTTACACGTGCTGGCATATTACACCTCCTAATAACCAAATCCCCTCTTTAATTTTTGTAACATTATTCTTTGAGCTTCTTGTATTGCTTTTTCTTTATCAGATAAATGGACAAACCACTTAGTAGTTTTCAATTCTTGGAAAGCAATGGCTATTTCTGCTTCAGGCTTCTTTAATATAAGATAAGGTACGATAGCTTTTAGAAATTTTCCAGCACACTTAGCACGAACAACCCAAACCCATATTGGTCTAACATTGAGAGCTTCTCCCACAGGATGGTGCAAGTATACTGAACCACCAAAACACATTCGCAACCTTTGCAATATCCACTCATTCGTATTGTCGGTTTTAACAACTAAAGTATAATTAGGGCTTTCCTTCCCATTCTTTCTTTTATAAATTGGCTTCTCAATCAAGATACATCCTTCACCATCAAAGAAGCCAGCAAAGTAAGCTAGTTGTGTTCTTCTGTTACGCATACGAAAACCCCCAGAAAGCCTTTAACTCACCGAAGTTTAACATCTCAGTCCGGCAGTAGACGTTGCCGTAGCAATACTCACTGTAATCCTGCGGGTATTTGTAATCCTTCTCCGTTACTTCCTTGTCGAGTTCTGTGCCGGGGAACGGACAGGCATACGACCAGCCATACCATGAAGGTTGAATCTCTTTGATTAGAGCATCCGTCTCTGCCAGTGTCCTTAACGTCTCCCCAGGAAGCCCGACAATAAAACTGCATTGTGTCTTGATGCCGACTTCCTTCGTTATGGCGATAGCCCGCCTGATTTCATTGGTAGTAACACCCTTTTTCATTCTGTCTAGCATGTATTGTGAGCCTGATTCTATGCCGTAAAAGATATTCCAGACACCCGCTCTCTTAGCCAAGTCGAGAAATTCCTTTGTCAGTAGCTTTTCATTAACACGGCAGGCTATCTTGAACAGCATCTCCTTGCTCAGTCCCCTGTCTATCAGCCCATTGAATATCTCGGCAGCCCACTTGTGGTTGAGGTTGAACGTATCATCCTGGAAGAATATCTCATCTACACCATACTGGTTGTGGAGTAACTCTACCTCATCTACCACATGTTGTGGGTCAGTATATTTTACTTTCTTGCCCCAGAACACGGGTGTGTTGCAGAACTGACAAGAATAAGGGCATCCCCTCGAAGCCATGATTGCCAGGGAAGGCAGAGCCCCCACTGGCTCCACACCAGTAAACCTGTCTAAATCCACCAGCGAGTAATCGGGCATGGGGATGTCATCCATGGAATTGACGATTGGTTTCTCTCCGATAAACTCCAGCCATGCGTTCTCACCTTCACCGATGACAATCTTATCCGCGTTGCCATCTACCTTCTTATCCCACACAACGGCGTGGGGCCCGCCGATGATAACCTTCGCCCCCCTGTTTTTAGCTGTCCTTACCAGCACCCTGGCCGACTTCACCTGAAACGTATTGACTGTTATGCCTACTATTTCAGGCTTCCAAGCCCAGTCAATCTCGTCTATATCCTGATGGACTATCCTGACATCATGACCTCTTTGCTTTGCCAGTGTGCCGAGTATGAGCAAAGCCCTTGAAGGCGTTTCAGGGAGTCGCTTCCCAGTATTGAACTCTGGTTGAATCAGTAAGATACGCATCATTCTCCTTTCCTACACAGCAGGTATAGCTCCCCGCCAAAGTAATAAGATTCCTCGACCTTCTCCCACAGGACAGCAAGCTTCTGAAATTCCTTGAGCATATCAGGGTTGCCGTCCTTCACCAGTGGTATCAGCGACCTCATTACATTGGGTATGTTTCCTCTTTTCTCGACTATCTCAAACTTGTAGTGCTCCAAAGCAGTGATGAAATTCATGGGGGTATAAGCCCTCACATGGTCTTTGCCGTTGGGCATACAGTTAAAGCCGTTGGGAGTAGTTACCATCAACCAACCATCTGGTCTGAGCACACGCCTTGCTTCCCACAGGAGAGCATAGTCAACAACTACATGCTCAATAACCTCACGGCAGAAAACAGCATCGAAAGACTTATCGGGGAAGGGCAACTCGCAGGCATCACAGGCAAAGTCCACACCTTCGCCGTCAATGATATTGGTCTTGACTACCCTACTGGCACCGAGGTTATCAAGTATCTCATTGTCCGACCACTGGGCAACCCCCGTGCCAGTCCCGTTTGCCAGCACTTCAAGCCCCCGCCACCTGTCGCCAATCATGGCACGAACAATCTCGTTACGGTTATGGTTATACCACAGGTCAGCCTGATAATCAGCCCGCTTCGTATCCTGCCATAAAGCCTGAGCTACGGCATCCCACTGTCTATAATAGTCCTGATAACTAGTTATGTTCATCACTATTCCTGATTTTAATCCAGACGTGTTTGCCTATACGGACAGTAGAGCCATCTTTCAACATATAAGCAGGAACAAGACGGTTAGTAACTTTTACCCCGTCTATTTCAACCGCCCCTTGCTCAATCAACCTCTTAGCTTCTGATTTACTTACCATGATAAGTATCCATCTCCGGTTGCTAAAACTGCATGGTCTATCTTCACCACCCGATGGTCAGGGTCGAACTTGAAGGCATTTGTCTGAGGGGTGCTGAAGATACAACATCCGTGTTTGCCTACCCTCTTTGCCTCGGCTAGTGCCTTCTCTGGGTTGTCAAGGTGCTCCAAAATTTCGCTCATCCAGACGAAGCCGAACTCACCATCGGAGAACATGGACAGGTCGTGAGCATCGGCCTTGACTAACTGCTTGCCGTCTTTGTGCTCATCCGCCTTGAACCTGTTATCCACGCCGACATAGTCGCCCAGTTCCTTTAACCAGACATAGTAAGGTGTCTCTAATCCGCAACCTATATCGAGCACTTTCCTCGGCAAGCAGGTGCGGGGTATGAAAGCTCTGCGCCATTCCTGTATTCCCTCCAGGTTCTTAGGGGTCTTTATTCTCTTTTCAATATCCTCTAAGACAGGAGGCCAGTAATCACGATAGATAACCTCATCATCGTATTCCAGGGCTTTCGACCTGGCTAACTTCTGGTGGTTAATCATCGTGCCGTTCTTCTTTGCCTGGTATGCTTCCTCTAGGCGTTCCACTATTTCTTCCCACGTACAGTCAAACTGAAACGTGCTTTGTGTAGTGAACCAGGGTTTCAGGTCTTTTATCAGCCAGCCTCCAGCGTTCTCCATGATTTCTGTTTGTGCCGTGCAGTCCGTAGTTATCACCGGGGTGCCACACGCCATAGACTCGACAATGGGTATGCCGAATCCCTCTCCCTTGCTTGGCAGCAGGAATACGTCAAGCGAGTTATACATCTTCGCCATCGCATCGTTAGGTATGCCGATTATCATTTCGGCCATTGAGGGGAACTTAACAATATCGTCAATCTTATAGTATTCTCTCATCTGGACAAGATTGACCTCGCCCCTCTCATCGTTGGGATTGGTGTGAGTATAGTAGATAACTTCCCCAGGGTGCATGGCGTCAAATTCCTTAACTGCTTTCATGGCTACACGCCAGTTCTTTCTATCACCGGCATGGTTTGTCCCGACAGTACCGATAACGAACTTATCTTCCCAGTTATATCTTTTACGAGATTGCTCTCTCCATTCAGGGTTAGGCGTGAATGTCCGACAATCAACACTGTGAGGTATGTAATACGCCTCTATCCCATTGTCAGCCATTTGCTTCTGCCCATACTTGGACATGGCAATAGGCTTTACCAGCCCTACCGATTCCTTGAGCACCTTAACGACTAAGGGCGGGATGGGAGACGAATCGACCGGTGTCCAGGGAACCCACTTCATCTCCCTGTGAAGTTGTCCCATTACCCATACATCAACAAGGGTAATGAGAATATCCGCCTTCCAGTCCTTATAGAACATGGGGGAGTGCTTAATCCCCCAGTCCTGCGGGTTATTCGGATAAATTGGTATGTCGCCCCAGTCAATCTTAGAACCCTGCAAGCCGTAGAAGGCCAGTATCGCTACATCATGCCCCATGTCCTTCAAGTGTCTAGTAGCACAGGCTGTCTGAGAGCCGTAGCCGGTCGGGCAAAATGGGCTATTACTCGAAAAAAGTATCCTCATGTTCTCTTTTAGCTCCTCTCAACCATTTTCCTCCTTCTTGGTTTATCGGGGAAGGTGGTGGTAAGGAGTGGAACCCACCACCTTCCCTTTGGTCGAGACTGGGGTCGCTACTCCCCAGCATCAGGTCTATCTAGCGTCACACAATCTTGCGGCTAAGTCCTTATCCAGCACCTTGAAGCCACACAGGAAGTCAACAGACACCTGGTTCTTCTTGTATTGCTGGTCATAGCCGTAGACTACACGGCAGGAGAGGCCGTTATGAGATACCACAGCCGCTTTCGCCCCGCCGATAGGAGGAGCCAGTGGCGCAGATACCAGCGCAAAAGCGTTCTTGTGGAAGCCCAGGTT